CAAAGAGTTTCTTTTCATCTCGGTTTTTACTTTTTCCATATATTGCGCAACATCCTGGGGCGGAATATTACCAACGTCGATCTTAAACATCCGACGCTCCGGGGCACGAACAACGCGATATGCGATCATAGCATCTTCAAGAAGAACCAGTTGGCGCCAAATGCGGCGCGCAGGATCAAGAATAGACGTCCCATATGGAGCGTGGCGATCGTTCCCAAGAATACGGAAATGGGCAACTTGCCAATTTTCAAATGTCATACCAGCGCCATTCCACTGATACTGAACATAGTTTGGATTGGTGGGGTCTTGGCCCTCTAACCTCTCGACTTCGTTGTTCGGTAAACCGATGACGGAGGTGACCCCCATTTTTTCATCGATGTCCAAATAAAGAAACAGATCACCATACTTGGTCATTGAACGAGCCCAACCAAAGGCATTGAACTCCACATTTAAAACATCATAGAATAAAGATTCAAGAATTGTTCTTATTTCCAAGTTCATACATTTTATAGAGAGCATCTTATTATACTCATTAGATGTCGTCATCTCATCAGCATAGATATCGATTGCTGACGCAATCTCGGGCATATACTCCATCTGTTCAAAGTCTGTGTAGCGCTCGGCTCTACCTTGATTTCTGAAAGCAGCAGACGTAAAAAGATTATAATTCTGTGAGAAATTATTATCGGAGCGTTTAAACTCTTGGCCACTTAAAGATCGAAAACGACTGCGATATTTATCTAAATCGCTCCGTCGCTCCTGGCGCCCAATCTGAGCGCGATAATTTATAATTGGACCAGATAAAAGTCTGGTCAGCCTCTTGAAAAGAGGGGAAACAGGATTTCTTGGGTTTTTCTCGTTAGTCGCCATTTTCTACCCCTTTATCAAAGCAATATACATTTCATTAAAACTTTTTGCTTCTCCGGCCCTTTGATTTTCTTTCGTCATTTTGTGTCCTGTCATTCCTGGAATTGTTGTGGAAATGCTTGTTTTAGATGTTGATATCGCTGAGAGGAAACTCTTGCTATATTCTACATTCTTTTGGCTTTCCACGATTACAGTATCCCTTACCCAACACCCGATAGCAAACGACATAACTAGATCATCATTATAACTTCTCATAGCCTGGGGCCTTCCTGCTTGCCAAATAAAAGTCTTCATTTCTGAAAGCAGACGATTTGAATTAATCTTAATTAGTTTGTTTCTCATAAACTCTTCCATCTTTGCTACAATCAAAGGTCTCGTTTTTGAAGATGTCGTGAAGCCGGGAATAACATTGGATTGCCATTGTGCAGCAACCGGATCCACGTATTGATGGTCGCCCTTCCGAGAGTGGTATAGATTAGGATACCCTTTATCTAGCAACTTTTTAAGCACTGCGTAGCCTATATTGTTGTTTTCTATAACAACCATAGGATTTCCATATTCAGCAGCCACGCTGTAGAGTATATCAGCAAAGTCGTCGGGCGTCGGTTTTCCAACGTATTCCCCCACCACTTCCATTGTTTCCAACTCAAAGATGTGAAATGCGCTATTGTCTTTTCCATCACCTCTCGCCACGTCGGCAACAATCAAGTAGGGCTTTTCTGGTTGGTATCTTTTCCATATCCAGTAGTTTCTATCAAAACCGGTTCTATATTCTGGCGTGGCTGTCTTTTCTAAATACCACTGAATATCATCAGGGTGAATAACTGTCTCACCAGAAACATTAAAGTTACACTCAAGTTCTTGAGCAATCTGTCGCTTGGACATATTCTTGGTTTCTTTGTCAAACCAAATTTTGTCTCTATCCGGGTGGGCATCCCATAACAAAGTAGTCATATGGAACGCATTTGTTCCGGCCTCTGCTTCTACACAATTTTGATGGAACCAGTTGCCCACACCATTTGGGGTGGAAAGCGCAATACATCGACCACCAGTTGATAGCGTTGGATAGAGCGCAGTCCATAACTCACCTAGTTTTTCAACGTGCGCGGCCTCGTCAACCACCAACAATGAAAGGGCTTCCGAACGGCCAGCATCAGCCGATGTAGAAGAGCCCTTAATCTGCGAACCATTTGAAAGCTCAAAAGAAGTTCGGTTATCTACTATGATTTCAGAAATACGCATCCAATCTGGTAGATGCTTGATAATTGCTTTTACTTTTTTGACGAGGTTTGTGGCTGTTTGGAGTTTGGTCGCGACCACGAGAATGTTCTTGTCCCGATGGAATAGCATTAGCCAACTTATGTAAGCCGCTGTGACTGTAGAAATACCCAACTGCCGGGCTTTTAAAATAATATTAAAACGATAATCGTTAAAATCTTTGAGGAGATCCTCTTGATAGTCATACGCCTTAAAAGGAATTAGCCCTCTTTGAGGGTGGGAAATACGACAATAATTTGTTGTAAAGTAAACTGGATCTTTGCCCGCTTTTACAACCTCTTTTAAAATCTCTTTTTTAGTAAGGCGACTCCCCATAACATTTGTTACTTGCCTTTGCGTGTATCGTTGGGGGGTCGTTTGTTCTTGGGGCCTAGTGCGAGCCAGTCCTTCACGGCGCTATCAAGACGATCTTTATCAGAGCCTCCTGATACTTCTCCCACATCGGTCATCCCACCAATGCGGTAATCACATTGCGCCTGAACATCTGTGCGATAGTTGGACATACGCTGAACCATAATGTGGTGCTCTCCTTCTAGGGTGAGGGTGAGGGTGTTGCCGGTGATTACCTTATATTCTTTCTTCAAGAATTTTACAATATCTTTTAGGTGTGAAGCAATGTCGTCTTCAAACCCCGGAGCCTTAACGTCTTTAAGAAGCACCTCGGCCTGATAAGTCACACGAAGAATGGGGCCGTGAAATCTGACCTTAAATCCATCCATAACGCGGCGATCATTAATGTAGTGGCCGTCTTCCCTGCTAAGACCAGCCGAACGGGCTTTGCCGTCGGCTTGCAGTTCTTCCGCGTGAGCGCCGTCGTATGCGTTGGCTGCTGCCTGGTTTATTCCTTGTATGATTTCGTATACTGTTGCCATATTATTCTTCCTTGTTTGGTCTCCAACCAGTTGCCCATCTTTCTTCCCGGTCCTCGATATGTTGTATATAGCATATCCAGCAAGCACTGAACTTATTCATATACAAATCATCTCGCGGATGAAAAGAATATCTTTCACAAACAGGACACGTCCTATTGTGGTCTCTATTAAGTAGTTTTTTGTTTATTAAAAATCCGTCTTGTTCTACTTTGTCTTGGGATTCGGCCAATTTGGCAAATTTCTTCTGTTCTTCTTGGGACTGCGTAACATATTCTTTCTCTTTGTCCTCGTCCCAAAAACGTTTTGGATTGTTAATAGCCTCTTCACCATACTTCTGCGATATGGCTTTTTCTAATTTTGCTATATAGTCTTGATCTTTGCTCACTGTACTATCTGTGTGGATAGAGCGAATACGCCCAGCGACGTGAGGGTGCCAATTCCAAACCCCAAAGCCACAAGCCAAGGACCATTGGCGGGCTTTTGTCCAATGATTAGTTGTTGGAGGCGATCGTTTTCTGTCGTCTTAATGATCATCATTTGCTCATATCGATCTTGCCAAGAGGCAACCTCGATATCTTTGTAGTCCAAGAGCAAAGTAAACCTTTCCTCCTGACGCTCAAGTTCATATTCTAAACGCAAATCACACTCTTCATCAGAAAACTGCCTGTCCGTCAGCACCTTGGCTGCTGCCTCAATAGATAACAGAATACCGTCAAAAGGAACTTCATCTCCCTTTGTAACATTTACTATTTCTTGTGCGGCAACAGATTGTAGAAGAAAAAGATTTATTATTAAAAAACAAAAAACTTTCTTAACCATGCTCTAATCCAAACTCTTTTGCTATCTCGCGAGACAATCTTTCAGAATCATTATAGTTTTCATCAACTAATCTTTTAAGAGCGGCTTTTTTATTTCGATCAAGTTCATCGCCCTTTGCTTTATGGGCTTCTTCTAGATCGGCAAGCCGTCGCTGATGTTCTTCTAATCTCTTGTTCTTTTCAGATATCTCAACATTATACGTGTGTGCTAATGTTTCCATTTCAGCATCGTGAGAATCTCGTTTGATTTCTATTAATTCTAGAAGTGTAGCTGTGTAGCTACCGTTTCTTGTTATTGCCCAGATTAAAAGACTTACTATCAGCGCTAAAACTATAACAATTATCCACCACCACTTTTTAATATAAAGCCGTGTTTTCTGAAAGAATAGTTTAAGCCGAGGAAGACCCACCGTCAACACCCTTGAGGCGCGCTACTGTATCAACTACAGTTTGTCCCCCGATATAAACACAGGTGATAATAACCCAATCCCCGGATGCCAAATCAGAGAAAGCCAACAAGCCCGTGGCTGTGGCCCAAGCGAGCAGCTTCCTGGAAACCATCTTGTCCAGGCCTTTATCTATTACGTGTCTTACTTTGCGTACCATTATTGATTTACCTTTGCGAAACCGCCAACCTTATCTATCGTGATCTCCGTATCCACTATGTCTTTTAATGAATCTAGGTGCGATACTAGGACGACGGTTTTAAAATACATCTTAATTAGTTGTAAGATCCTAATAAATCCCTCCATATTTTCAGCATCTAATGCGGTTCCTGGTTCATCCAAAATAAATATATTTCCTTTCGGAAGAGATGAAACAGACAAAAGCGCCAAACGGATTCCCATAGAAGCAATCGTCTTTTCGGCTCCGGAACCCATTTCAATAGGGCGCGGTTCGTGGTGAGGGTGCTTTATCAAAATGTTAAGTTTGCGGCCGTCCTCCTGGAAGAAGACTTCAAAATCAACGATATTAGATAAAACCTTTGCCACCTCAATATTAATCACCGGCAGTCGCTTCTTGATAATATCATAAGCAATTCCATTGGAATGGACACAGCGCATAAACAAATCATAGGCTGTATACTCCTTTTGGATATTGGCCAACTCGGACTTCTTATCCTGTAACGTTTCTAATTGGCGCTCTAAAGAACCGATTGAACGATGGTGCTGATTAACATACCCTTCGTGTTGAAGGATTTTCTTTTTGACGCTCTCTATATCTTTCTGAACTTGGGTGCGCGACGTGAACAGTTTTTCAATGTTCTGGATGAGTTCTTTCTTTTCTTCATACAGTTCAATCTTTTCATCCGCCTCCGACAACTGGTCGGCAAACCCTTTTATCTTGGCATAAAGTTTTTCTATTGAGACCTTGTTGTCTCTTTTCAAAATCTCAAAGTTATTTTTCTCAATAATTGTATCGTTATATTTATCAATCAAAACAATCATTTCGTTGGAGTCAACAGAAACTATCTTTGTTTTAAATTTAGTTGCCTTTTCAATTTTATCAATAATTTCTACTTCTAGAGTCGGAAGTCCAAGAGCAGCCAAATTGGCGTCCCGAATAAACTGACATTTGGGATACTTGTTGCCGCAAGGAACTTCGTCTAGTAATTCAATCTTCTTGTTCATCGCCTTATATTCGTTGTCCATAAGACGAGCACTGTTTACCGTGTCATCATACAAAGTTTTAAAATGATCAAATTCTTTCTTTTTTTCCAACAACTCTTCAATATTCAGGCCGGTAAGAAAATCATTGTATTTTTCCAACTTCTTGTCGTTGTCGCTGTTTTGCGTTTTGAGGCTGGTAATCTTTGTTTTTGTTTGATTTATGTTATTTTCTAAACCAATCTTTGTCTCCAACAACATTTTTATGTCAAGTCGTTCTGCTGGAATTGATTCTATCTGTTCTGTTAAAGAGGCATACTCTGTTTCTGACTTTCCTAGTGTCTCTCGCAGATCTACACAAACATCCTTTTTATTTTTCAAATCCTTTTGTGCGTCTTTTAAGGATTCCGCACAAGCCGTAATATCATCATCATAACTAACGTTGCCGGAGCGGCGTATAAGAGCTTTAAGATCAGCCGAGTCTTCGTGGGCTAGTTTAAACTTTCTTTCAAAAATATCCAAATCCAAGAACTTGGCCAATATTTCCTTGCGTCTCGTGGAGCCCTCCTTGATAAAAGACAAGCTGTCAAGTTGACTTGACATTGAGGTCAACAAAAAGTCTTCTACTGTCCCGAAACGTTTGCGAATATGAGCATCGGTTTCATTACGCGTGTTTCCATTAAGACTGAAAGGCTCGTCTATAATCGGATTGTGGCCACTAAAGTCTAGCGAAGTGCGTGCCTCATTTGTGGTTTCCCCCTTGAGCTTCTTTATATATTTTTCAGAAGTCCTCTCAATTGTATAGGTTTTGTCTCCTATCTGAAGTTCTACATATCCACGACAGTTTTTCTTATGCTGATTAATAATGTTAAAGTTCTTGCGCTCGTTCTTTGAGGTGGTATTAAACATTGTATAGAGCAACCCATCTACAATGCTAGACTTTCCAGAAAAGTTCTTACCAAAAATGCCCACAATACCATTCAAGTTGGTAAAGTCAACCCTGTTTTTTTCGCCATAGTTAAACAGGTTGTCCCATTCAAACTTGTTAATATTCCAATTAACATTCCGAGCGACTTCTTCGGTCTCCTCGATCTGTGAGTTATATTTGCGGTTGAGTTCAAAAACTCGTTGGATGGTATCTTCCGTGGGCTCATAGTCTTTTAGATACTCACGAATAAGATTTTCCTGGACTCCTTTGTCTCTTAGGTTCTCAATCTTAAATCCATTACCAATATCAACTACGCCCCTTTCACCCGCAGCACGGTTAAGAAAAGTAATGCTCTCGGGTTTAAAACGATGCTTGGCAACCTCCACAGCCTTGCGCATAACGTCAAGTGGTAGATTGTTGTTGCTCACAAGACGCAGACGAGAGCCGGGACGAACCTTGGTGCCCCTGGGCATTCGCCCTTTTGGCGTAAGTTCAATGGTCATAAAAGGTTTGGGGTTGAGCAAGACGTGATGACTTACATTGAAAGTGTCCTTGTCTTCAATCTCCCAAATCAAAAAACCTTTATCGTTGGTCTCCCCGTGGTTCTGTTGAACAGTTGAGCCAGCGTATCTCACGCGACCTTCGGGATCAAGAGTCTGATTGGTCTTGTGAATGTCTCCCAACAATGCGTAATCGTGGCCACCGAAGATGCCCACATCGTGATCACCGTGGGTCATCACCCAACCCGTATCGGTTTTAACACCAGATACAGAGCCGTGATAAAGTGCGATATTGATCCTCTCGGGATCACTCGGTTTGGTCCAATTATCTTCATCAAAAACCGATAGAACATTTAAGGCAATGTGCGGGCCTACAAGGACTTCTCCGGAGTTTTTAAGTAGATGTAAGTCCGGTAAGTTCAAGGCCCTTACAATCGGTGTGAGGGCGTCCTGGCGGCTGCTATTCTTTAGGTTGCCGTCGTGGTTGCCTAAGATGATGTAGGTAGGTGCGATCTTGGCCAGATTTGCGAAGAAGTCGGAGCAAAGCTCAACGAACTCTGGTGAAATCTGTGTCTTGGTGTGGGCGATGTCGCCACAGTGAACGATGTAGTCTACTTTTTCTTTTCGGAGTGTCTCGTAAAGTTGATCGAAAACGATCTTGTATTCGTAATG